TCGAAGAATCTAAAAAGGTAGCTGGAGGAGCAGTTCTTGCTTCTGATTTCATGAAGCGTATGTCAATCGCACTCCAAAAGCGTGGGCATATGGCTATTTTTATCTCGCAAGTTAGAAGTGATGTTAAGATTGATCCTTATAGTTCCGCTCCAATTCGTCAAACCTCTGCAACAGGAGGCAATGCGCTACTTCACTTTGCCGATTTTATTTTTGATTTCGAGCCTCGCTTTGAAGGAGATGTCATTCTCAAAGACCCAGCTATTAAAAAAGCTGATCCCGTAAAGAATCCCATTATCGGGCATTTTTGCAAAGTGGTTATCAAAAAGAGTCCTAATGAAAAAAGCAAAGTAAAATTCCAATATCCAATTAAATACGGAAGAACTGACGGTCGCTCTGTTTGGCTAGAAAAGGAAATTGTTGATATGCTTATGCGTTGGGAACTTGTAACACGTTCTGGCGCTTGGTATTATGTAGCGGAAGACTTTGCCGCTACCTTGAAAGAAAATGGATTTGAAGCTCCAGAAAAGTTCCAAGGAGAAAATTCTATCTTTGAATTTGTAGAGTCAAATACAAAACTCGTAGCATTCTTGCATAAGTATTTCGTAGATATGATTTCTACAAAATCAAATGAAGTTCAAAACGCTTAATGGCAAAGAGCGTTTGTTAAAAAACGCTAAAAAATATATTATAAATTGGGAAGCTAAATCAAAGAGCAATTTTCAATGGAGGGTAAAGCAATTTTTATTGCCATATTGGAAATATGATGTTGTGTTTGAAGAAATGCGGATCGTTGGTTCTCGACTTTCTTTGGATTTCTACAATGCAAATAAAAAAATTGCAATAGAAGTTCAAGGCAAGCAGCATCAAACTTACAATCCTCATTTTCACGGGAACAACCGTCAAAATTGGCTTCTTCAATTAAAAAGAGATGATTTAAAGCTGAACTTCTGCTTGACAAACGGCATAGAACTGGTAGAAATATACGAAAGCGACATACTGTCGAAAGAATTTTTCGAACGCATCGTTCTATGACTAAAAAAAATAAAGACCAAAAAGAAGAGCCAAAAGATTTTATATTTCCAACAGAATTAGTAGAACAAGTTTATGAAATTTCTGGTAGCGCTGACTCATACAAAGGCGTTATCCTTTGCGTCTGCTCTCCTAAAGGTACACCTCAAATTTATACCAGATTTGATTCTATTGTAACTTCATTAGGTATGAAGACCGCTCTCGGACAATGGCTATCGGACGAAGAAGATAAAATTACAGCAACTGACAACGAATAATGCTTTATTCACTAGAAGTAGAGAAGCAGTTCTTAGCAGGACTGATTCAGTATCCAGAGACTTACTCTGAAATTTGCGATTTCGTTTCGGAATCAGATTTTTATTCCGAAGACACAATCGTTCACAAGACGATTTATCATATTATTCGCAAATGTTTAGAGAGTAATGAGAAGGTCGATGAGATCATCATTGCTCAAAGAATCAAAGAAATCGGCATCTCTTTTAGAGATAATATCGATGTATTTGATTACTTAAGGTCTTTAGCTATCAGAAAGACTAATAAAACTACTGCTATCTCTGCTGCCAAAGAGATCAAAAAGTATTCTATTAGAAGAGCGATACATGAATCTGCTCTTGAAGTGGCCGAGAAGATGAAAAAGATTGCCCCAGACTCTTCTTACCAAAAAATTGTTGAAGAAGCTGATACTACTTTTAATAAGATTATAAACATCTATGAGAATAACGAAGAAAAGCCGATCAACATCTTTGAAGAAATGGAAGCCGTCATTGAAGAGCGCGGCAACAACCCTATTACTGAATTTGGTTTCATGGGGCCATTTCCAACTGTTAATAAGATTTATGGATCTCTTCTTCGTCCCGGCAACATTACTGTTGTCGTGGCACGTTCGGGTGTAGGTAAAACGCTACTAGCCCTCAACTATACCACAAAAGTATCGGCACAGTATGATGTGCCAGTTTTGCATTTTGACAACGGAGAAATGAGCAAGGAAGAAGTTATTATGCGTCAGTGCGCGGCGTTGAGCCATGTTCCGATGCATTTGCTTGAAACTGGTCTTTGGCGCAAAGCTGGCGAAGATGTAGTGCAAAGAGTTCGTTCAACTTGGGATAAGGTAAAGAAGCTTAAATTTTATTATTATAATGTTGGCGGCATGACTACTGATCAAATGCTCAATAATCTTAAGCGTTTTTATTATTCTAAGGTTGGGCGTGGTAATCCTCTTATTTTTAGCTTTGATTATATTAAGCCTTCTGCTGACGCTGATGGTAATAAGCCAGAGTGGCAAGTGATTGGCGATATGTTGAATAAGTTTAAAAAGACCATTCAGCGTGATATCGTGCAAGATCAAAAGCCTATGATTACAATGTTCACTTCAATTCAATCGAATCGAAGTGGCATTACTACAAACCGTAATTCTGACGCAATCAATGATGATGAGGGTATTGTATCAATGTCTGATCGAATTACGCATTATTGCTCTCATATGGCTATTCTGCGGCCCAAGACAGCTGATGAAAGACAAGAAGAGGGGCCAAACTTTGGCTCCCATAAACTTATCTTTGTCAAGAATCGTTTCCTTGGCTCCGATGTTGCTGGAGCAGTCGAATTGGTTAGAATGCCAGACGGCACACTTAAAAAGAATTTTATCAACCTTCAGTTTGAAAACTTTGACATCAAAGAGCGTGGTGATCTTCGCGACATTGTAAATCAAGCAGATACCAACACAACAACATTACAAAATTCTGGTGAAGACGATAATGTCCCAAGTTTCGCTTGATCCAATTGTTCTTAAAAGCTCTCTTGAATCTTTAGGCTATCAGCTTAAAGATTACGGCAGCTATTGGAGAACAAGAGCTTTATATCGTGGGGGTGATAATTCTACTGCATTAAAAATATATAAGAATACTGGAGTATGGACAGATTTTGCAGCTGGAAGCTCAAAAAGCTATCCATTTCAAAGACTTGTAGAACTAACTCTTGATACCAAAGATTCTTATATCGTAAATAAGTATGTAAAATTTGATCCTCAAAATATTATCCATGTACAAAACAAGGAGAAGATTGAGATGGAGAAAATCTACCCAGAGTCTATGCTAGAGAATCTTTTGCCCCATCTTGATTTTTATTCTAAAAAGATGATCAGTAAAGGCACATTGGATTTCTACAAGTGCGGATACGCTACTTCTGGTCAACTCTTCAGAAGAATTGTATTTCCAATCTACAATCAATTCGGTCAAATTCACGGCTTTTCTGGCCGAGCAGTTTTCTGGGAAAAAGACTCTGAGTTCCCAAAGTGGAAGCATATCGGAAAGAGAGCAGATTGGGTTTATCCAGTTAATTTAAAAAGAAATGATATTTACGAAGTAAAGGAAGAGATTGAAAAGCAGCGTTCTGTTATCATCGTAGAGAGCATTGGCGACAGCATGGCTTTGTTTGAGCATGGATATAAGAACAACGTAGTTACTTTTGGCTTGGGTATTTCATCCAAACTTTCTTCCGCTCTTATTGCTTTAGACCCAGATAAAATCATTATTGCTTCAAATAACGATTCTGATGGTGAGACTAATCACGGTCTTATTTCTGCTTGCAAAACATTCCTTCAGCTTTCATCGATTTTTGATTATTCAAAACTACAAATCAAATTGCCGCTTAAAAATGATTTTTTCGACATGCACCTTGCGACATTTGAAGGTGAAAATAATATCTTTGACGAATGGGCTGCAAAAACAATAAACACTGAAGCTCAAATCAAAAAAATTCATGAAACTGCCGTTGCTAACAAATTCCCAGATAGTCTTATTGAGAGGGCCGAAAAGATTCTAAATGACGCAACCTGAGATTAAACATGTTGCATTGTCCGCAAGTCGAATCAAAACACTAGAGAAGTGTAGTTGGTCGTACTGGTGCAACTATATCCTAAAGCTGCCCGAGAAGTCTAATGATGGAGCAAGCAGAGGGAATGTTGTTCACCTTATTCTAGAATGCCTTGCGAAACAAAAAAGAAAATCATACGTTAATACTATTTTAAATACTGGTGACATTTTTACGATCAAGTCTATTAAAAAACTTGCATTAAAACATGCGAGAAAGCTTAAAGTCTCCGACCCAGATAATATTGACCTGATTAAAGAAATGACCTTGACTGCTCTAAAATATGACTTTTGGGGCGATGCGGAAAAGTCTCCCATGCAAGATTTGCAGGAAAGAGACTTTGACATAACAGTAGATAAAAAAGAAAAAAAATACAGGATCAAAGGTTTTATTGATCGACAATTTATTTACGACGACGGAACTTCAGTAGTAAGAGATTACAAGACAAGCAAAGCTGTATTTGCTGGCAAAGACGCAGAAGATAATATGCAGCACATGATTTACATTCTTGCTTCTAAGAAACTTGACCCGAAACACAAAGCTTCAATGGAATTTTTGTTTCTCAAGTTTGATTTAAAAGATAAGACTAAAAATGGCGGCTTATTAAAGATGGAGCCACCTAACAAAAATGAACTAAGTGAATTTGAAAATCATTTAACTGAAGTTCAAAAGGTTGTTGATGCTTTCTCTGAGCCTGACGCCTATTCTAATTTTGCAGCTGATAAACCAATGCCTTCGGATGGTTCATTTAGTGGTAAATTAGCTTGTGGTTTCGCTAAATACAAAGGGCAATTAAAAAAAGATGGGAATCCAATGTGGCACTGCCCATACAAATTTGGATTTAATTATTATGCCTTGAGAGACAAAGATAATAAAATAATTAAAACTTTTCTAGAGGAAGATATGAGCGAGGCATTTAAAATTGCCAAGCAAGACGAAAAAGTTACCAAGGAAACTTATCTTGGATGTCCAAAGCACTTGACATCCTAGACAAACATGCTAGGATAGTGGTATGATCCCACTATTCAAGTCGCACTTCTCATTTGGAAGAAGTATACTTACTCTGAACGAGCCAGAGAAGCAAAAGCAGGATGGTCCCGATAGTATTATTTCAATTGCGCTCGAAAACAGTCTTAAAGAAATTTACTTGGTGGAAGATTCTTTGACTGGTTTCCTGACGGCTTTCAAGAACTTTCAAAAGCATAATATTCAGTTAAAGTTTGGTTTGCGAATTCAAGTCTGTAACAGTTACGAATCAGCAGATTCGTCTACTCACAGACTTATTTTATTTGCTTTGAATGATTCTGGATTTAAAGATATCAATAAAATTTACACTTTCGCCAATACAGAAAAAGATTCCGTTATCTCAAATAATGATTTGGTAGAGCGCTTAACTAATAATATTTTAATTGCCGTACCATTTTATGATTCGTATATCTGGAAAAATAGATATACATTTTCAAATTGTATGCCAGATTTTCTGGACAATAAAGAAGTCATCTATTTTGTAGAGAATAACAAATTGCCTTTTGATAAGATTACAGCTGATTTTATTCGCTCTAGCCACAAAGATAAGATTGTAGAATCTAAAACTATTTATTATAAGAACAGAGAAGATTTTCCAGCTTGGGTTACTTATAAAATAGCTTGCAATAGAAACATGGGTAAAAATCAAAGTTTATCTGCACCAGAACTTGGCGGCTGCGGTAGCAAAGAGTTCTGCTTTCAGTCTTGGAAGGAGGCGTCATGAACAATCTTTTAAAACAAAAAATTAATCAGAAGTTTGTAGTGTTCGATACCGAAACAGAAGGTTTGTCATTGACTGATTCGCGTCCTTGGCAACTATCTTGGATCGTATGTAAGGGAGAAGAGATTCTGGAAGAGCATGACGAATTTGTATTTTATGATGATCTTAATGTGTCAGAAGATGCCGCTAGAATAACAGGATTTAATAAAGAGAAATATATCTCTAAAGCAAAGCCTCCGATTGAGGTATGGAAAAAGTTTGCTAATTATCTGTATGACGATAACAATATTCTTGTTGGTCAGAATGTTCTTGGTTACGATATTTATATTTTAAACACAATGATGCGTGGTATAGGCATTCAAAACGATTGGACTTTTGTCAATAGAATGCTTGACACCAAAGCTTTAGCTACGGCATTATTCAAGGACATAAAGCCGTCTGGAGACTTGCTCTCTTGGCAAATGAAGCTTATGAATCACAGGGAAAAAGGTCTAAAAACAAGTCAGGGATTTTTGCTCAAGCAGTTTGGAATCGATCATGACCCATCAAAGCTCCACGATGCTTTGTACGATATCCAAATGAACTATAAAATTTTCCGTAAGCTAATTATGCAGGTTGACGTATGAATAATCTATTAAACTCTTTTCAAAAATACGAGCATCCTGTTCCTCCTGGTGTTCGTCTCCCAGAGATTAAAATCGACGCTAGATATTACGAACAGCTGGGGATTGACCCTTCAGTTTCAAACGTAGAATTTTTACGTCAGCTTTGTTTGAGAGCGGTTAGAACAAAAGGCATAGATAAACTATCTAATAAAAAAGATTATTATGAACGAGCAAAATACGAATTGGCAATCTTTGAAGAACTTGGTTTCGTTGATTACGTTCTGCTTAACTGGGACATTCTTAATTATGCTCATGAGCATAATATTCCTACTGGTTACGGGCGTGGTTCTGCGGCTGGCTCTCTCATTCTTTTTTTGATTGGCGTCACTAATGTAGACCCCATCAAGAATGGATTATTCTTTGAGCGATTTGTTTCAAAGAGTCGAGCTAAAAAGATTGTGGTCGATGGGATCACATATCTTGACGGATCATTAATGCCTGACGTTGATAATGACATTGAGTTTTCGAAGCGTCAGGAAGTGATTAACTATATCAAAACAAAGTATGCCGGTAAGACTTGCAAGATTCTTACCATGAATACTCTTACTGGTAAACTCTGCATTAAAGAATGCGGTAAGATTGTAGGAGAGATGTCAGAGGATGAAGTTAATGCCATTAGCGATATTATCCCAAAGCAATTTGGTAAGGTCTTTGCTTTGAAAGATGCCTATGAAGAAAGCGAACAGTTTAAGGCGTTCTGCGATAAGAATCCAAAGATTTATAAAATCGCCAAGAAGATTGAAGGTCTAAATAAAAATACTGGCGTTCATCCATCTGGTATTTCTATTTCTTATTATAATAATGAGGATATTATGCCATTGCAGAAGACAGGTGACGGCGAGATTGTCTCTGCATATGACATGAACAATGTGTCAGAAATTACTGTCAAATTTGATATCCTTGGACTTAGAACTTTGACTGTTGTTTACGATACTTGTCAAAGACTTGGTTTAGATTTTAAGAATCTTGATTTCGATAATGCATCTACTTATAAGTTTTTGCAAGACCTTTCTAACCCCAAGGGTCTATTTCAAATTGAAGCTAACACCAATTTCCACGTTTGCAAAAAGGTAAAGCCAAGAAACATGCTTGAATTGGCATGTGTACTTTCTCTCGCTCGACCCGGTGCTTTGGACTTCCTAGATCAATACGCAAGATACGTCGCTACTGGTCAATTCCAATCAGTACATCCTTTCTTTGACGACATTCTTGGAGTTACTGGAGGAATTCCTATTTTCCAAGAGCAGTTGATGAAGATGATTGTTAAAGTAGGTTTTACTCTTGATGAAGCCGAGACGGTGCGTCGTATAGTAGGCAAAAAGAAAGTTAGTGAAATGCCAGCTTGGCAACAGAAGATTAGAGAAAAAGTTGCTTCCAATAATCTAGAAGCCGCAGTTGCCGATGTTCTGTGGAAGGTCGCGGAAGATAGCGCGAACTATTCGTTCAATGCATCTCACGCCGTATCTTATGCTACTCTTTCAGCATTAACTACTTATCTTAAGTTTAATCATCCTAAAGAATTCTTTCTTGCTTTACTCAGATCGTCAAAGCATGAGCCAAATCCGCATGAGGAAATTGAAGCCATTTCGCAAGAGCTTTCGTTCTTTAATATTAAGCTTTTGCCTCCAGATCTCTCCAAGTCAAAATCTGACTTTGAAATTGAAGGAGATAATATCCGATTCGGTCTAAATGCCATCAAGGGAGTATCTGATAAAGTATTGGCCCACCTTCTTGAATTTAGGCAAGAAGAATTTGCTAATAAAATTGATTGTTTTGACGGAGCTAAAGAAGCTGGGGTCAATATCGGAGTTCTATCTTCTTTGATTCAAGCAGGAACACTTTCTAGTTTCAGCGAAAAGCGCTGTCGCCTTGTGCTTGAAGCTCAAACCTACAATGTTCTTACAGACAGGGAAAAGCGCAACGTTAAACTCTTTGGCCCCAAGTATGATTATGACGTACTTAATATCATTGCTGATTTAGTTAAAAATAAATCTGTTGGAGATGATGGTAAGCCATTTATGAAAGAAAGTCGCTTTGAAACATTTAAAAATAAGTATGAGCCATATAAAAAGATCTACGACATGAATAAAAAATATGAGAAGTTCGCTAATTGGTTTTTTGAAAAGCGTCTTCTTGGTTACAGCTACACCCACAAATTAAAAGAAGTTTTTAATGACGGTGAAGATAGACTTCATAACACCTATGAGGCTTCTCAAGTTGACTTACGCCAGAATGTAAAGATGGTTGGGATAGTTAAAGAATCTCGTAAAAAGGTTAGTCGCGCTGGTCGCCCATATTTATTAGTTAAAATTTCCGACGAGTACGGTCAAATGACTTGTCGTTTAACTGATGGAGGCAGGGATGATAAATTTACCCAATATTATGAAGGGGGCGGCAAAACTCCTAAAGAAGATGATATTGTAGTTCTCTATGGTTCAAAAGCTGACGATTCAATCTTTCTAAATGGCTTGACAATCCTCACAGAAAAGATATACACAAAGTTATCTCAGATCGAAA